TATATCACCTACAGGTCCTAGTACATTGATTGTAAGATCTTTCTTATAGAAATCACTATAACCATCTCTACCAGTTACTGATTCATGGTGCAATCTAACCCATTCCATTACTGACTGTGCGCCAGATGGAGTGATTGGGTCAAATAATGTGAACTGAATAGTTCCCCATGTTGTTTTACCTTTCACAAAACGTTGAACGTTAATATGATTTAAAGGTACTGTTCCTTGTGATACGGTTACAGCTCCTACACCTTTCATAATGTAAGCTGGGAATCCATCTACAAAAGCGATAAATCTATTCTTTTGTTTTGGCTCGAAAGCTGTGAAAAATATTTCATTTGGGTTTAATACTGCCATTTTATTTTCTTATTTTATTATAAATATTTATCTTTTTAGTTTTTATGCTGGGAATGTTGCTCCAGTTGGAAGTACATTGAAATCTAGCATAATAAATTCAGCTGTTCTAGTTGGTTGTAAAAATATTTGACCTATCAATTCATTTCTATCTATTACATCTGGTGTATTATTACTTTCATCCATTACTACTTTAAAAGCATATAATCCTTGTCTTTGTTGAACACTTTCTAAATATGGATTTACTTGTGTTAAGAAATTTTGTCTTGTTGCAATTGTATTAGCTTCAAAAACTAAATTATCAGCAATTTGAGAAATATATTCTTTAAGTGTGATTAATAATCTACGTACATTTACTCTATCAAGTGCCGAAGCAGCTTTTTGTAATGTTTTTTGACCAAATACTACTACTCCTTGTTGTGGGAAGGTAGCAATTGGGTTTACATTAGCTTCATATAAAGTATCTCTATTTGTAGAAGTTAATTTTCTTTCAGCTCTTACTACTTGTCCCATTCCTCCTCTAGTAATACCTGCTGGTGCGAACCATGGATCACTTGAAGCATCTGTAAAGGCATATACCCCTGGTATAAATGTAGAAGCTGGTATGTAAACTAATTGTCCAGAGTTAGGATCAACTGTTTGCAACCAAGGCCAATACGTAGCTGTGTAACTATTATCAATACCACCTGCCTGAGTTGTTACTGTATTTATTGGTTGGTTATATCTTACTAAATCAATTACTGCAATATTATCACCACGTGATATAGCGTTATTCATTACACTAGTAATTTGGGAAGCATGATCTTGATTATTAAGACCAGGAACTGATATTACATTGTATTGATATTCGTCTTGACTTGCTAGTAAAGCAATTGCATCATTATAATCTGATCCTACTAATCCTTGAGAATCGATATTATTAATGTTTTGGTAAAAATTAGCTGCTCTACCTACGGGGATATTTGATCCTATAGCTCCATCAAATGAACCTGATCCTAATAATGGTAAGGAACCTGTAAATTGATTTTTTGCTGATCCATCATTATTAAAATAGTTTGGTGTAGGTGTTTTTACACTTTTTACCCTAACATAACTAGAAATTTGAGAAAATGAACCTGATTCTTGTAAAAAAGTATCTGCTCCTTCTTTTACTAAATTAGTAGATATGTCACCAATTGCTCTTGAAATATAATTTGGAGAAAATGGATCTAATGAAATGTTATTATATTGTTCTAATACTACTGGACGGTTTGTACTGTCATTTCCACGTCTAATGGCTAATGAAAATACTCCTGAAGCGGTATTAACACTTGTTATTTGCCATCTTAAATTATCAGATGAACCACTAGCTAAGGCACCACCTGGTAATTCAGTACCACTTGTATCTGAACCTGCTGGGGATGTATTATTCATTATGATTCCTGCTGAAACTGTTTCTAACTCAAAGGCTGTTTGGTTTTCTATTGAAGCATCTGTTAGTAAAAATACAGCATCTGCACCTCCTCCTATAAGAGAACTAGCTACAGTTAATGAATCACCTTCTGCATAATTACTTCCATCTTCTACAATTATTGCAGAAGAAATATTTGCTGTAAAATCAGCGGTTGCTAAGGAAATTGTTAAATTACTACTTGGGGTTCCAATATCTGATGCTGCTATAGTTAATATATCGTTTACCGAATATCCCACACCTTGAGTAGCAGCTGTAACTGAATCAATAGCCGTAGATAAATTACCGGTTGCAAATGTAAATACTGCATTTCCACCTGTAGCAGTTGAACCAAAGGGTGCGTTTATTATATTATTTATAGTTGCTGGGTTTATAGTTATTGTGGATAAAATAGTCCAACCAGTCCCACCAGATGTTAAGGTTATAGAAGATATTTCACCACTTCCATTAGAAGTAAGAGTTACTAAACCTCCAGAACCACCATTTGTAATAACAGCGCCATCTGCAACTAAATCTGCTATAGAAATACTTAAATTTACACTAGGTGTTACACTTGTAATTGCAGTTCCAGAATCTGCAATAGTGCTTGGGAAAAATGCATCTCCTATACTTGTATTAACAGTAAGTGTTAACCCTGTTCCTCCTGCGGGTGATACTGTGGGAGTTGCTGTGAATGCTCCTACACTAGTAGCACCACCTGTTCCACCTGTTTGAGCACCTGTTATTGTTGCGGTAGATGAAATATACCCTAAAGATATATCCTTAATAATGGTTAATTCGGCACCACCACCAGCATTATTTGTACTTGTACCCACACTATTGTAAGTTGCTGCGACACCACCTAACCCTGTTGGGGTTGGTGCTCCAGTAAGTGTACTAAATATGTTTCCAATCAATCCTCCAGTTGTAGATTCTACACTATTTTGGATTGTTGTGGAAATAGCGGGTGAAAAAGAACCAGATGTTACCCTAGTTACTAATAACGAATTTCCTCCATTTTGGAAGTATTGGTTTGCCGCTATTGAAGTAAGGTAAGTATATTCATTAGAACCACTTTGTAAAGCTCCACCAAATAAGGCTTGATAAGAACTAAATGAACTAATTAAAGTTGGTCTTTCTACGGGTCCAATTACTGTTGGTCCTACAATTGCTGCACCTCTTTCAACGGGTTGGGATGTAACAAAAGATTGGTCGTTTTCTCTTGCTAATACACCTGGAGATATTAATGTTTCTGCCATTTTGTTATATTATTTTAATATTGTTTTATTATAAATATTAAAAAAACTTTCAAAAAACTATTTTGTTAAAGTAAATTCCCCAGTTTCCAAGTCTATATTTCCTTCACCATACTTATCTTGAAGTTCTTTAGCCGTTTTATTGGATGCTTCTTGTAAGTTTGCTAAACCATCTAAAATTTGACTTCTTTGTCCTTCTAATATTGCTTTTTGAATATCTACATTACCTAAACTAAAAGTAATTTGATTTTGTTCTTTTTGATAACCTCTAAGAATTTCTAATTCTTTTTCTGATAACTTAATTGTTTTACTCATTTTTAATTGATTTTTGTTTATAAATATTAATAATTAATTTGTTAATTTAAAATTTTTATTGCTTCTTTAAATACTTGTTCTGGTGGAATGGATTTTTGGCAAATATGTTGTTTAGTTGTTCCTTTAAATACTGGACACCAATCCCAATCCCCGGCATCAAAAACAAAATCTTTATTTGTCCAACAATTATTACAAACATCAGGATTTTCTACTTTAGTTAAATTATTAGGAATATCATACCCATAAGGTACAAAATTATTTACCATTAATGTATGTTTACCTAAAGCCCAATTTACCCATGATAATCCTGAACCTAACCCTATAAACAAATCAGCATGTTGGAGATAATTGAATAAATTACCCCAAGACAAATTTGTTTTATTTATTATATTAGTTCCTTTGAACCCATTTAGTGATAAACTAACTATTTTATAACCTTTAGCATGGAGTTGTTTTGATAAAATTACCCATGAATCATAAGACCATTCTTTTAAACCTGCTGTAGCTTGAGGACCAATGCAAATGTATTTTCCTTTTATAGGTCTTTTTGATGGAGTGTAATTTAACCCAAAATTTATAGGTTTATAAGGTAAGTTTAAAATATCAGTTGCAGATTGTATTAGGGGGATAATATTAGGTTGAGTAGGATGGTCATCAAAATTTTTCCAGTCTCCTTCTTTACTTTTAAACCAACCTATTTTATAGTGAGCATAAGCTTTATAATTTTCTCCAGGTTCAATAAATTTAACATCCTTATACTCAGGTAAATTTTTAAACCAACTATTATGGAATGTACTAGCTATTACCTCACATTGGTGTTTTTTAGCAAACTCTACTATTTGGGGGGTCCAAGCTATGGTATCACCTAGGGATTTAGATTCTAGTGATATTTTAACTGTTTTACCCTTTAAACTTAATTTATGGACTATTTTATCATTTATTTTAATAACCCAAGGAATATAGTAGGATTTATTACATTTAGTCCACATACCAGCACTAATAGTAGATGAGTGAATTGTATTATCAGTTCTACCATCTATAAATTCTACCTTGTATTTACCTGGGTTAGATCCTTTAATTTCTACTTTAGGACCATTATTAAAACTAATTTCAGTTATATTAGGGGGGGCGTTATTTACTAGGTAATCTATTTCTTTTTTAGCAATTAATGCAATATTTTCCCAAGTAAATTTATTTCTAATTTCAATAGATTCTTTTAAAGCTTGCTTTTTATGTTTTTTATAATTAACATAAGCATCTCTCATTACTTTCTTTAAATCCTTATAATCAGGTTGGTAAAATTCTCCAGGGAGGTCAGATTGTGAATATGTACTATATTCACCTCCTATAGCTGGAATAGTTTTTGTAATTTTTACAGGAAGTCCTTTACCTTCTGCAAATTCTAATTGTCCACTACATTTAGAGTATATAGAAGGAGTACCACAAGCCATAGCTTCAATCAAAGGTAGATTCCATCCCTCAGAACGAGCGCAAGATAAAAACACATGGCCCTTTTGAAGATATTTTATATACTCTTCCCTAGATGGGAAATGTTTTATTTTTAATCTAGGGTCTACTAGATTATAATGTTTAAGTCTATCTTCAGTAGAATCAAAACTATCTTTAGCCATAAGATTATCAATAGATAAAATTAAATCTATTGGTTCTTCTTTATCAAATTCTTCTAAAAAAGCTTCAATAATTTCTTTAGTAGATTTTCTATAATCCCACCTTCCAAACATAGTAAATTTAAATCTCCCATCATCATATTCAGGAAGAGTTGAATCATTATTAGGATAAAAAACTTTTGTATCTACAGCCTCAGGAATTACCTTTACTTTACTGGCATCCATCCCTTGTTCAATAGTACATTCTTTTTGCCATTCTGATGCAACCCATACTTGGTCAAATTCTTTTAATTTATTAAAGAAAATTTCGGGTTGTCTAGTTGTTTCCCATACATTGTATGCAATTTTGGGACCAGTATAAGATTGGTAAAACACATGATGGTATGTTTCACATAATACTATATTTATATTATGTTCAAAGTTATTTGGGTATTTAGAGTAAATATCTTTACTGGATAAATTGCCTTCATTCCAAACATATTGGGAGGTTAATAGTTTTTTATCTAAATTATCTAAATAGTTTTCTCCTTTATGAGGCTCATCATTAATCCCGTCCCATGATTTACCTACAGTAAAATTTTTAATTTTTAAACTATAAAGATTTGAAAGTTCTCTAAAAAATGATCTAGAATGTTGAGCGTAACCCGTAGTTCCTATATAACTACCGTGTGCAAATATTTTGGGAGTTTTTACCATTTACCTTGTGTTTTATATGTTTTTACCGTTATATAAACAATAATCTATTAATTAATGATACCTTAATGGATATCTTATTTTTGATTATTTATTGACGTTATAATTTGGTTTACATCAAATACTTCTTTTAAATCATTATATGGGATTGTATGCACATCTTGTGATAAATTAAAAGGTTGGTATACAGACCCCTCTAATAAAGGTTCTTTAGTAAAGGGGTTGGAGAAAATATTATCATGAAGGGAATAACCAAATACTTCTGGTTTAGTAGCTATCCAACATACTGTTGAGGGTAAGTTTAAAGAAGATGCCATATGTTGAGCAAAACTATCTATTAATAATCTTTTACTAGATAATTGAAGTAATATAGCTATACTTCTGTACCCATCAAGAGCTTGCATTGTATCCGGGTA